TTACCCCTGTCAAAATTAAAAAAGAAAAAAGAAAAAAGAAAGCTAAAGGCGGTAAAGCAAATAAAGGTATTGAAGCATTAAGAAAAGAAGCTCCAGAAGTTGTAGCTCGAATGGGCTATGAAGAAGGTGGAGATGTTGATTCACAAATGACTATGATGATGCCAATGGAAGAATCAATGCCTGCTGAAGCAGAACCAGATATGATTCCTGACGAGCAAATGGAAGATGAATACTTAGACTTCATAATCTCACAGTCTTTATCTTCTGAAGAAGAAATGGAATTAATGAATAAATTAGAAGCTGATCCAGAGTTAAGCGTAATGTTTGACAAGCTTATGGATACAGCTACAGAATTTTCAGGCTCTGGCCCAGTTGATGGCCCAGGATCTGAAGTCTCCGATTCGATACCCGCAAGGTTGTCGGATGGTGAGTTTGTCTTTACAGCAAAAGCTACAGAGCAATTAGGCGCGGATAGATTACAAAGTATGATGGAAGATGCCGAGGCTGAAGCAGATGCTACAAGACAACAAAGCGCAGAAGGTGGTGAAATAGAAGAAACTAAAGTTGATAGATTTGGAAAGCCTGTTGATGAAGACATAGCTGAAGATGAAATCAAAAAAGGAATGATGTCTGTTAATCCACGTATGCAATAACGATAGAGCTACCTTAGAAGTTTAAGCCCTCTATCACAATAATAACCGAAAGGCTACCTTGACAAAAACAAACCCTGCACTGTCGACATTTGCAGCTACTTTGTTTAGAAAGCCCCTAGTAGGAGTAAGAAGATGGCAACACAAGCAAAAGAAGCAAACCCTTATAACGCTAATAAAGATTGGCATAACAAGAAAGATAAACCGTTTGTATCTGCTGATGGTGCTTTTTTTGAAGAACCTCAACCACAAGTTGAAACTTCAGAAGAACCTAAGCAAAGTAAAAAGGAAACTAAAAATAAACCTGATTACAAAAAAAGATATGATGATTTAAAATCACACTACGATTCTAAACTTAATGAGTTTAAATCTAGAGAACAAGAACTTCTAGAACAGGCAACTAAAAATATGCCTGAATATAAAGCTCCAAAGTCTCCAGAGGAACTAGAAAAGTTTAGAGAACAATATCCAGATGTTTATGAAGTAGTTGAGACTGTAGCACATATGCAAAGTTCTGAAAGAACTAAAACTCTAGAAGAACGATTAGCAGCTTTACAAGAACGTGAAACAGAATTAGTTACTAAACAAGCAAACGATAGGTTGTTACAGAACCATCCTGATTTTGAAGAACTTAAAAACAGCGATGAGTTTCATAGTTGGGCAAAAGCACAACCACAATCTATTCAAGATTGGATATATAAAAACGCTAGTGATGGAGATCTTGCAAGTCGCGCTTTAGATTTATATAAACGTGATATGGGATTAGATTCTAAAGCTAAGAAGCCAGCTTCAGCTAAGTCCAAAAAATCTGCTGCTGATATGGTATCAACCAAAACAACTGCGGTTGAGCCTAAGCAAGATAGAATTTGGACTGAAAGGGAAATCGCTAAAATGTCTATACAGGAATTTGACAAGTACGAAGAAGAAATCGGACGAGCAATTCACGAAGGCAGGATAGCAAAATAAACTAACTTTTAATTTGATAAAATAATGGAGAAGTAAAATGGCTTATAACCAATCAGATCAGTTCTTTGAACCAAGTACTGATACTAACGCTAACTTTGCGAACTCCGTCAGTGGTCAAACTAATTCGTTTTTCCTTCCCGCAGTCTACTCTAAAAAGGTTCTTAACTTCTTTAGAAAGGCTTCGGTTGTAGAAGCGATCACCAACACAGATTATGCTGGTGAGATTGCCGCTTTCGGAGATTCCGTAAAGATTATAAAAGAACCTGAAATCACTGTGTACCAGTACGAACGTGGTGCAGATGTTACAGCTACTAAATTAACTGACCAAGAGTTGACTCTTGTAGTTGATACAGCTAACGCATTTAAATTCATCGTTGATGATATTGAAACTTCAATGTCTCACGTGAACTTTAAAGAAGTTGCTAGTTCATCTGCAGCATATGCTCTTCGTGATGCTTATGATGAAGGTGTAATTGCTACTATGTTCGCAGGTGTTTCTGCATCAAGTCCTAACCATATACTTGGTTCTGACAACGCTACTGATTTAGCTGCAGGCACATTTGATGGAACTGGTAATCTTGACATCGGTTTTGCTTCAAGTGAACACGATCCTATTGACGTATTGTCACATATGGCTCGTTTGCTTGACGAACAGAACATTCCAGAAGAAGGTCGATGGTTCTTAGCATCACCTGATTTCTACGAAGTTCTTGCGAGTTCATCGTCAAAACTTTTGTCTGTTGATTATAACGCAGGTCAAGGTTCTATTAGAAATGGTCTAGTCTCAAGTGGGAAACTACGTGGATTCGATATGTACAAGTCAAACAACATTGCTGCAACAACTAATGCTGCAGGTAAATGTATTGCTGGTCATATGTCATCTACAGCTACTGCTCAGACGATTACAAGTACTGAAGTATTGCGTGATCCTGATTCATTCGGTGACATTGTACGAGGACTCCACGTTTATGGATCCAAAGTACTCCGTGCTGATGCATTAGTTTCTGCTTTCTATGGTATTGACTAAATAGATTTGGGAGGTGTAAAAGCCTCCCTTTCTTTTTTAGAGTACAAATTTTATTTTAAACGCAAACAAGGAGACATAATATGTCAAACCCAGTATTCAAAGTACGTGATACAGGGCGCAACTCAGCTCGAACAGTCGATGTTGGGCAAATTGCTGACAATATTTGCAACTCGTGGACTTCAGCTACTACAGGAACTATTGCAGTTACTGCTAACGCTACTTACGATGTTTCATTTACACAACCCGCTGATACTATTATCAGAAATCTTATTGCCATTCCCGCAGGTAACATTGTTACAGCAGGAGCTTCAGGTGATGATGTTGATTTTGATTTAGGTACTGCAGCAGGTGGTGGTCAAATTATTGATGAAAAAGCTATCTTAGACGATGGTGGATCAGCAGTAACTTGGACAGCAAACGCACCTTTGTATATTATTCAAAACTCACACGGACACGCAGCTAACGCTTTTGTAGGTACAGGAGTAACAGCAGGTGTAGTCGGTGGCCCCGCAACTTCAGAAGCTATTGTTATAGCATCTACTTTGTATAGTGCTGCTGCTCGTACACTTCACGCTCGTCTTAAGCCACTAGCAAACGATCTTGCTACGGCAGCTACAACAGTTACTTACTTAGTAGAGTTTTTACATCTTGGCTCAACCCCTGATTAAAAATGCCACAGTTAGGTAATGACAAAAATCCTATGATCCTAAATGGCTCTAGTAAGCCTAAAAGCACTAGAGTCTTAGGATTGTTAGGTAGCGCATATTCTGGCGAAGCAAAGCAGAAGTACGCTGATAACTATGATCGTATATTTGGTAAAAAGAAAAAGGGTAAGTAATGGCTACAACGTATATGACATTAACGAATGAAGTTCTTAGAGAGCTTAACGAAGTTCAATTAACTTCTGCAAACTTTTCAGATGCTGTAGGAATACAGGCATTTGTAAAAGAATCCATCAATAAATCATTAAACGATATAGCTAATGAAGAACCACAATTACCTTTCTTTTCTGCAGGAGTTAGTGGCGGTACAGATCCATTTTACGGTAATGTTACAGTAGCATCAGTAGCAGGACAGCGTTGGTATACTCTCAAAGCAGATAGTTCTAGTATTACTACAGACTATTCTTCTATAGATTGGGATGATTTTTATATAACTACAATTAGTGTGTCAGGCGAATCTGCACCTTTTGTATCTAAAGGTTTAAAGTTTATATCTCTTTCAGATTGGACAAGGTATTTAAGAGATGGAGAAAACGCAGACGATGCTGATTCACAGAACTATGGAGAGCCTAAGTACGTAATTCGTAGTCCAGATCATCGTAAGTTTGGTCTTAGTCCTATACCAGATAAAGTATATAACGTACATTTCTATGCGTTCAGCGCACCTACAGAGCTTTCTGCACACGGAGATGCTATAGTCTTTCCAGATCAGTATGCTTCTGTTATCACAGCAAGAACACGATATTACGTACATCAGTTTAAAGAAAGTTTACAACAGGCAGCTTTTGCGTTAGATGATTATAAGAAAGGTATGAAAAGAATGAAATCTAATCTTATTAATCCACAACCTAAAGATATGTCAGACGATAGGATTTATTTCTAATGGCAGCTTCGCAACCTTTTTCAGTTGCGTTGCAAGGTGGTTTAGATAAGTCTAGTAATTCATTAGAGCTTTTACAGAAACCAGGAAATGCAACAAGGCTAGTAAATTTTGAAGTATCTGCTAAAGGTGGATACAGAAGAATTAATGGCTATACGCAACTAGGTGACGGTACAAGACCTAATAGCTCTAATGAAATATTAGGTATGCACGTATATTCAGACGGTGTAATAGCTTCATCAGGAACTAACATATACTTTAGTCAAGATGGTAATAGTTGGTTACAGATTAATAAAGACAGTGTAGCAGGCGGTGGAGATAACTACAGTACCTTTACAGGACGTAGTACACTAACTAGAACTTCACAAAGTAAAACACACTTTGCAACGTTTGAAGGTAATACAGATTACGGTGAAGTAATTATTACTGACGAAGGCTCTGGAGTAAAACCTTTCTATTTTAAAATGACAGGTACTGGAGATGCACTAAGCAGTAGAACTTATTTTGCAAAAGAAATAACAGTAAGTGGTACACATTTTCCAAAGTTTTGTGTAATCCACGATAAACATTTAGTAGTTGCAGGCGCAGCTACAGCTAAAAACACTATCTTTTATAGTTCTACAAGTGACATAGAATCTTTTACAGGCGGGGGTTCGGGTAGTATTGTATTAGACGATCAAGTAGTTGGTCTTAAATCTTTCCGTGATGAACTTTTTATATTCTGTAAAAACTCTATATATAAGTTACAGAACATAAATAACTCAAGTACTATAGCTATTGTACCAGTTACTAAAAACGTAGGTTGTGTAGATGGTAAAACTATACAGGAATTTGCAGGTGACTTGATCTTCTTAGCTCCTGATGGTTTTAGAACTATTGCAGGTACAGCTAGAATTGGTGACGTTGAACTTGGAACTATTAGTAAAGCTATACAGCCTATTGTAAATAAAATACTTAATAGTGCGTTTACGTTTGAGTTTAGTAGTGTAGTACTTAGAGATAAGTCACAATATAGAATGTACTACAGTTCAGATACACAATCAACAGCTAACTCTAAAGGCATTATAGGTACATTAACTTCTAGAGGTTTTGAATGGTCTGAGACTTTAGGTATACAAGCTCCTGCTGTTGCTTCTGGATTTAATGCAGCAGGTAGAGAAAAGATGTATCACGGAGATAGGGGTGGTTATATTTATAATCACGATACAGGTAATAGTTTTAATCCAGTAGGTTCTGAAACTAATATAAGTGCAGAGTTTCAATCACCAGATTTTGATTACGGAGACTTTGGAACTTTAAAAACTTTAGATCACATTAAAGTATCTATAAATCCAGAAGGAGAAGTAGAGCCTACACTTAGAGTACGGTTTGATTACGATAGTACTGACAGGTTACAACCAACAGACGTAGGTATTATTGCAGCCACACCTTCTATATTTGGAGATACAGGTGCAGTGTTTGGTACAAGTACTTTTGGTGCGCCAGAGAATCCGTTAGTTAGAGCTACATTAACAGGAAGTGGACACAGTAACTTCTTTAAAATATTTAGTAACGATACCAAAGCTCCGTACACAATACACGGATTATATATAAACTACAGACCATCGGGAAGACAATAACAATAAGGTAGAATTAAACTATGGCTCAATCATATACTAGACAAAGTTCGATAGCTGATGGGGATACTATCACTGCTGCACTTTTTAATAACGAATATAATCAACTTTTAAATGCCTTTGCTTACAGTTCAAGTAGTGCGTCTTCAACAGGCCACAGACACGATGGTACTGCAGCCCAGGGTGGTAACATTCCTAAGATTGGTGATTTAGATTTTCTTAATAAGATTGAAGTAGACAGTACTAATAATCGTTGGGGAGTTTATGTAGAAGTATCTAGTGCAGCCGTAGAACAAGTAAGAATCTCTGATGGTGTAGTATCTCCTGTTACAGACAGTGACGTTGATCTTGGTACAAGCTCGTTATACTTTAAAAATGCTTACATAGATGCTATTACTACTACAGGTAACGTAGCTGTAGGTGGTAACTTAACTGTTACAGGTACTACTGCATTTAACGGTGGTACGTTAACGCTAGGTGATTCAGCTTCTGATAACGTAGTGTTTGGTGCTGACATTAACAGTAATATGATTCCTAATACAGACAGTGCTTATGATCTAGGTAGCTCTTCACAGGAATGGAGAGACTTATACTTAGATGGTACAGCACACATAGATACGCTAGATGTAGATGTTAATGCTACAGTTGCAGGAACTCTTGGAGTAACAGGTGCATTTACAGGTTCTTCTTTAGATATTTCTGGTGATGTAACAGTAGGCGATGATCTTAGTTTAGATTCAGATGCAGCTGTATTAGGCTTTGGAGCTGACACAGATGTAACACTTACACACGTAGCTGACACAGGTTTGTTGCTTAATAGCACAATGGCTCTTCAGTTTAATGATGCTTCACAGTATATCAACGCTCCAAGTGCTACAGTCTTAGACATTAATGCTACAGACGAAATAGAACTTAACGCTACTTTAGTAGATATAAATGCTAACGTAGATATATCAGGTACGTTAACAGTAGCAGGTGCGTTAGACTTTGGTGATGCTGCTTTATCTAATGTAGGTGATATACAATTAGACAGTATCTCAGGTGATACAGACTCTAATACTTCAATTACTTTTAGTGGCTCAGATGTTATTACCGTAACTGCAGGTGGTGAAACTCAAGTTACGTTTAATAACGGATCTATTGTACCTACTACAGATAACGATGTTGACTTAGGTACAAGCTCACTAGAATTTAAAGATGGTTACTTTGATGGTACAGTCTATGCAGATGCTATAAACTTTAATGGTACTGCAATTTCTGCCACAGCAGCCGAGCTAAACATTATGGATGGTGTAACAGCTACCGCAGCAGATATAAATTTAATAGATGGAATAACTAATGGCACAGTAATAGCCAGTAAAGTTATTATAACAGACGCTAACAAAGACATTACTGGTGGTAGAAACATAACCATTAGTGGAGAGCTTGATGCAGGCTCATTAGATATTTCAGGTGATGCAGATATTGATGGTACACTTGAAACAGATGCACTGTCTATAAATGGTACAGCCGTTACTAGTACTGCAGCAGAACTAAATATTCTTGATGGAGTTACTGCAAGTGCTACAGATATTAATCTTATTGATGGTATTACTAATGGTACAGTTATTGCAAGTAAAGCAATTATTACTGACTCTAACAAAGACATTACTGGCGGTAGAAACATTACAATTTCTGGAGAACTAGACGCAGCTACGTTAGACATTAGTGGTGACGTAGACGTAGACGGAACTTTAGAAGCTGATGCGATTACAGTTAACGGTACAGCTTTAGCTAGTGTGATTGCAGGAACTACTGTAAATACAGCTACGTTAGCTACTACAGTTACTATTACAGATAACGAAAATACAAACGAAAATAACGCTATTATCTTTACAGCAGGTGGAGACTTAGATGGTGGTAACGTAGGTTTAGAATCAGACGGAGATTTATTTTATAATCCATCTACATCAACGCTTACTGTGCCTAATGTTTCTGTATCGGGTACGTTTAGTACAGTAAACTCTGTAACGATGAACGCTAACAATGCAGTAGTCTTTGAAGGAGCTACCGCAGATGCACACGAAACTACACTTTCAAGTATAGATGCTACAGGTGATCGAACAATTAACTTACCAAATGTTTCAGGTACGTTACCTGTTCTTGCTGCAGTGTCTGCTACTGCTATTACTTCTACACCTGCAGAACTTAACATACTAGATGGAGCTACCGTTGTTGTTGGAGAAATCAATGCGTTAGACTTAGGAGCAACGGCTGTAGGTACAGCTATTGCTTCTAAAGCAGTTATATTAGATTCTAATAAAGACTATACAGGCATTAGAAACTTTACGTTGTCAGGTGAATTAGATGCAGGAAGTTTAGATGTATCAGGCGATGCTGACATAGATGGTACGTTAGAGACAGATGCGTTGTCTATTAACGGTACTGCAGTAACTTCTACAGCAGCAGAGTTAAACATCTTAGACGGTGTGACTAGCACCGCTGCAGAGTTAAACATATTAGACGGTGTAACGTCAACTGCTGCAGAAATAAACCTATTAGATGGATCAGCAGCTAACACTGTGGTCAATTCAAAAGGTGTTATATACGGTTCTAGTGGAGAAGTAGCAGGTACTTTAAGCACAGCAGCACAGGCAAACATTACAAGTCTTGGAACACTAACAGCATTAACTGGTGGTACAGGAGATTTTAACTGGGATTCAAATACTTTAGTTGTTGACTCTTCGACAAATCGTGTAGGTATTGGTAACGCTTCTCCAGATGTAAGTTTGGATATTGGAAGCTTTACAGACGCTATGCATTTACCAGTAGGTACAACAGCACAAAGACCAACAGGTGCTGCAGGATACTTTAGATACAACAGTACTACAGGAAAATTTGAAGGCTTTACAGATGAATGGGGAAGTATTGGTGGCGGTTCTGGTACTAATATGGACACTAACATTTACGCAGGTGATGGTTCAGACACAACTTTTACGTTGTCAAATGCTCCTGATGATGAAAATAACTTAATGGTCTTTATAGATGGTGTGTTCCAAGCACAAAATACTTACAGTGTTTCAGGAACTACACTTACGTTTGCTACAGCTCCTGCAAACGGTAGAGTTATTACAGTTTATCATAGCACAACAACTGTAGGTGGATCTAATAACACTATTAACACTATGACAGGTGATGGTTCTGATACTACGTTAACGCTTAGTGTAGCACCAGTACACGAAAATAACGTGCAAGTATTCTTTGATGGTGTTTATCAGAGCAAAGCTAACTACGCAATTAGTGGCACTACACTTACTTTTAGTACTGCACCTCCTGATGATGTCTTAGTAGAAGCTATTACTAATACTAATACTTCTAGTACTACAGCTAACTTATTACTTGATGCTGATAAAGACACGATGATACAGGTTGAGGAGAGTTCTGACGAAGATACAATTAGGATGGATATAGCTGGAACTGAAGTCTTAACATTGACTAATTCAGCTATGACTCTTAAAGGTACAACACCAACACTAACAATAGGTGATGCTGGTGCAGAAGATACTAAAATCGTTTTTGATGGCAATGCGCAAGATTATTACATAGGTCTTGATGACTCTGCCGATGATCTAATAATTGGTAAAGGTTCAGCAGTAGGAACTACACCAGCTATTGTTATTGATGAAAATTTAAAAGTGGGTATTGGAACTGCAAGTCCAGCTAGAGCATTATCAACAAAATCTTCAAGCGTAACTATTGGTAATTTTGAAAGTACCTCTTCTAGTGGTGGTTTGGTTAGCTTTAGTGATGCAAACACTACTGATGATGTTCACGTTAGAGTAGGGGCAATAGGAGATGATTTAGTACTTCAAGCTGGCGGTGCTGAAAGGATGCGCTTAGATTCGTCTGGTCACGTTACGATGCCACACCAAGCTGCTTTCAGTGTAAGTAGAGATGGATATCAATCTAACCTTGCAATAAATACAACACACACAATACTTTGGCAAACTGAAATATTTGATCAAAACGCAGACTTTGCATCAAATACATTTACTGCACCTGTTACTGGTAGGTATCAGTTTAATGTTACTATGCGTTTTCAAACTATAGATTCAGCAGCAGCTTATTACCAAACACATCTAGTAACAAGCAATCGGAATTATGAAATAGACCTACTTGATCCTACTGAATTTAATGGTGACTTAGATTACTACACTGTAAAAGGTTCTATTCTTGCTGATATGGATGCAAACGATACAGCTTATGTATCTATTCACCAATCAGGCGGTACTGCACAAACAGATATATCATATGGTGTAGACACATATTTTAGTGGATTCTTAGTATGTTAAATAATAGCGAAATAACTAACCTTAAAAGGGGTACAAAATGGCAACACTAACAGTAACAGTAACAATAGACGATACCGAACAAGCAACACTGCTTAATGACTTAACTGACATTAATCAATGGGTACAAGATGCGGTAACAGGTAAAAAAAATAATTGTTGGAAACGTATGCAACAAGAATGGACTACCAAGCTGATGAACGATGAGAGCTTTACAGATGCTATACCAAGTAACAAAGCAGATTTTGTAACCCTTGTAACAGCTAGATCAGATTATAAAACCAGAGCAGAACGTGATGCTGAAAGTACACCTTAAACTAGAGGACGCATAATATGGCAATAACAAAAGTAACAGGAGCATTACTTGGTAACTACACAGGAGGCTCTGCAGACGATACAGTAGTTGTAGGCGATGGAGCTGGTGATGCCATTACTACAGGTGTTGATAATACCTTTATAGGTGATAACGCAGGTACAGCAAACACAACAGGAGCAGAAAATGTAGCTATAGGATCATCAGCTTTTTTAGCAAACACAACAGGCTCATACAATACCGCAGTCGGTGGTTATGGAACTTTAGATGCGAACACAACTGCGAATAACAATACAGCTATTGGCGCTGGTGTTTTAACTGTAAATACAACAGGTGCTAAAAATACTTCTGTTGGAGCTTATAGTTTAGACGCTAACACCACAGCAGATGACAACACCGCAGTTGGGTATGCTGCATTAAGTGCAAACACCACTGGAAATAATAATGTTGCTGTTGGAAGCGATGCTCTTGGAGCAAACACAACCGCAGCTAATAACACCGCAGTTGGTGCAGGTGCTTTAAAATTAAATACCACAGGTGCAAGTAATACTTCAGTTGGTAACAATTCACTTGATGCTAATACAACAGGTGCAAGTAATACTGCATTAGGCTATAGAGCTTTAAGTGCTAATACAACTGCAAATGAAAATACTGCTGTTGGTTATGATGCTTTATTTTCAAACACGACAGGATCTGAAAATACTGCGGTGGGTATGGAAGCATTAGAAGCAAACACCACAGGTGTTCAAAATACTGCATTAGGTACAGATGCTGGAAAAAATATTACTACAGGTAGTTATAATATAACGGTAGGTTACAAAGCGGGTTCGCACGATGTAGACATAACTACTGGGCAACAAAATACCGTAATAGGAGCATACGCGGATACTGGTGCATCAGATGCTATTCAAGTAAATATTATAGGGTATAACGTAACAGGAGCGGAAGGATACACAACTGTAGGTGTTGGTACAGATGATATTAGAGCAGCTCACGGTAACATAACGTGGGCAACTGTATCAGACGAAAGAGTTAAGAAAGATATTGAAGATGCTACTGTAGGTTTAGCCTTTATCAACGATCTTCGACCAGTAACTTTTAATTATAAAAACAAAGGCGATTTACCTGAAAACTTTAAAGGTTATGAAGAAGGTTCTACAGAAGTTTATAAAAATTCTAAAACCCGACACGGCTTCATAGCTCAAGAAGTTAAAGCAGCTATTGATAAACATAGTGATATTAAAGAAGGTTTTGCTATGTGGGATGATGATGATCCTACTAGCCAACAAAGAGTTGGTGAAACTGCTGTAATACCTGTATTAGTAAAAGCAGTCCAAGAACTTTCAGCACAAGTCGAAGAATTAAAAGCACAAATAAACGGAGAATAAAGAATGGCAAATACTATAATACCTGCAGAGCTACTAGAATCTAGTGGTAACAATATTAAAATAGGCAGTACCGCAGGTGACAGTATTACTGATGGTACAAAGAACATAGCTATTGGTACTAACGCTTTAACTACAGAAGATACTAGAAGCGATTCGATTGCAATAGGCTATCGTGCTTTAACTGCACAAAATGCAGACACAGCTAACGCTTATAATATAGCTATAGGTACTGATGCTGCGTTGTCTCTTACAACAGGAAATAGAAATGTTTATGTAGGTGCATTATCAGGTGATGCAAATGTAACTGGTGATGGTAATACTGCGCTTGGACATAATACTTTATCAACTAATACTCATTCAGAAAACAACGTAGCGGTAGGTTATGAAGCTCTAAAGACTTTTAATGTTACTACAGGCTCTGGTTACAATACTGCAGTAGGAAGTATAGCTTTAACAGCTTGTACTACTGGAGCTAATAATACAGCAGTTGGTGGTTCTGCTCTAGCAGCAAACACCACAGGTGATGCTCTTACTGCTGTGGGTAAAGACTCAATGAAAACCAATACTACAGGAAGGTTTAACTGTGCTTTAGGTTATGAATCTTTAGCCCTCAACACAACTGGCGGTTATAATGTAGCCATTGGTAAAGCGGCTTTATATAATAACACCACCGCAGATTACAACACAGCAGTTGGATATAACGCTTTAATAGCAAATACAACAGCTAGTTCAAATGCTGCGGTTGGCGGTTTTGCTTTAACTGCAGCAACAACAGGCAATGTTAACGCGGGTTTTGGATATGCCGCATTAATTAGTGTTACAACAGGCACTAATAATACTGGATTAGGCTATGCGTCTGGACAATCAATTACAACAGGTTCTAACAATATTGCAGTTGGTACTAATGCATTAAATACAGGCAGACCCGGAGGACAAGTTACAACAGCTAGTAATATTATTGGTATAGGTAATGGTGATCATACTGCAGCACACATTCAAATAGATTGGACAGTAGCGTCTGATGAACGAGATAAGACAGACTTTACTGCACTAGATTTAGGTTTGGGCTTTGTTAAAAAACTAGAGCCTCTTACTTATCGTTGGGATAAACGAAGCAAGTATTCTGACCAAACACCTGATGGTACACATAAAGAAGATTGGTTAGACGTAGGTTTTAAAGCACAAGATGTTGAAATACTAGAGGAAGAAGCTGGTTATAAAATAGCTGACAAAACTAATCTTACAACTAATCTTACAGAAGATGGTGAACAATATGGAATCCAGTACAGTAAGTTTGTACCAATATTAGTTAATGCAGTCCAAGAGCTTTCAGCAGAAATAGAAAAATTAAAAACACAACCTAAATGTAAATGTAACGAGGAATAGATATGGCAGTAACTAAAGCAATGACCAAAGCAATACCATCTGAAAAGTCTAGTAAGGCACAGGAATGGAGACTAGAGATGAAGTATGAAAACGATAGTGAAGGTGATGCTACTTACTATACTACTACTTTTAGCCACACAGCAAAAGCCGCAGATGGTGATTTTACCGCAGCCGCTAAAGGCACGTTTAACTTAGCCGCTTTGACAGCACTATGTCCAGTATCACAATGGGATACAGTATTTGCTAGTCAAGTAGATTCAGTAATAACTAATCCTGTAGTACCACCTGTAGCAGAC